CCGTTCTTCGGCAGCGGGGCAGTTCTGCTCCGGCGTCCACCCACAAAGCGTGAAAAGATTTACGAAATTATCTGCGACAAAGACGGATTTATCGCTAATTGGCAGATAAATTCCATAACAAGAGAAGACGGAGGACTGTTACTTTCTGCTTCTCGCGAAGGCAAAGAGGCGGGTTATGCAATAGTGACAAATTTGGGCGATGGTATTTTCGAGTTAAACGAAATCAGGGTTAATGATACTTTCAAGAGGCAAGGGCTTGGCACAGAATTGTATCGTAATGCCGCACAGAAAGTAAAAGCACTTGGAGGCAAACTATACACATCCCCCGAAATGACAGACGCAGGCAAGGCATTAAGGGATAGCATTGATAAAGCCGGAGGACTTGGAAATAATACAAGGGTCAAAGGTGCATACCGCAGAGAAGTGCTTTCCTCTTTTAATCCCCCTGCCGCAACTTCCTGCTGGATTGGAAGCGGGACAACAAAAGGCGATTCGCTTCGGATACCATTTCTTGCCCACGATGTCGGAATTACTGCTGCGAAAGGAAGTACTGTAATGACGAGAACATTCTGATGAAAGGGGAAAATTATGACAAAATTTGTTAATATCTCCAACCATCCGATTGCCGGATGGACGGACAAACAGAAGCAGGCAGCAAAAGATTTGTTTCCAGCCGGAAGTAAGGTCAAATTTGTAGATTTGGGATTCCCAAATATAGACCCAAAGAAGAGTACCGAAAAGGTATTTGTAGATTATAGCAGTCGCTACATTGACAAATACATAGAAGCAGAAGAGCAATTATTGCCGATTAAGGAGTAATAAATTGATAAGCCAAGAAGAAAAAGAAAATTTGAAAGTGTACAGGATGGAAAATGAACGGAAAATCGACAACTTAATTCATCTCCGAGCCGCTGCTCGGCGGTTTGGCCTGCCTCCCAAATGGCTTAAAGAGCAGGCGATAAGTGGGGCAATTCCGGCTCTTATTGCCGACAATAAAGTCCTTTTTGACTTGGAAGTTTTAGTTCAGTGGTTGACTAAGCGGGCACGGGGAACGGGCGATGATGGGAAATAGCCCTGCATCGCAGAATGTATCCTCATAAAATCATCTCACACAAGGACTTACGATATAGTTTGCGGCCCTACATTCATCTTGCGTTAATCTTGCGTTAATCTTGCGGAAATTTTTTTGGGGGCCGGCATATATTGGATAGTATGAAATCAAAACTGCAAATTATCGAAGAACGGATGCGGCGTCTGGAAATCCTATATAAAATCCTTGCCGCTCAAAAAAAAGTTGAGCGAATCAAGCAGCAGCTTGATAATCGGAGAGATGCCAATGTAAAACAATCTTTTACAGATTAATCATAAGGCTGTCTGTGAGCTGCTATTTATAAAATGCTAAGACAAAAAGAAATCGTATGCTTCATTACAATATACCTATTAGGCCGATTCCGCAGCAAAGACCAAGAGTCTATCGTCGGGACGGAAGGATTTACGCCGTGAATCCATCACAAAAGATAAAAAATGAGATTGCCAAGTTCATTTATCCTCGACCAGCACAATTATTGTGCGGACCGATAGAGGTGAAAATAGAATTTTATTACAAAGGCAAAACGAGCGGGTATTGCCCGAAATATGCAGATATAGATAATCTGGCCAAACTGGTTTTGGACGCTCTAAACGGGATTATTTGGGAGGATGATAAGCAAATTGTAAAATTGCTGGCCGAAAAAAAGTATGCAGAAAAAGAAGAGATTCGGATTTTTGCAAAAATAATAGATTGACAGAGGCCAAAATAAACTTATAAATAAAGAGTATGGCAAAAAAAACATCGAGGAAATCACGTTCGAAGCCGCAAAAGCGAGCGGGCAAGAGATTGGCGACCGGAGCAGGCCGCAGTCATTGATTAAAAAGGCGGCCGAATATTCGGATGCCTGTATAGTTGCCGTAAATTGTCTTCAAAAATGCCAAAGAAGTTGATGAATTTTTAAGATTAGTACAATTGCCAATTGAGAATCGATGTATTGATGGTAGCCGGCTAAAAAGCAAGGTTGAGCTATATATAAAAGGTGTTCGGGATAATCCGATACCATAAAAAGAGATGGGACGAAAATCCAATTACAAACCGGACTATGTCAAACTGGCGTATAATGCCTGTTCCAGAAACGGGGCGGATATCGCCGCATTGGCCAATCTGTTCGGGGTGCATGTTGACACAATCTATGACTGGATGCATAAGCAGCCGGACTTCAAGGAAGCAATCTGTTCGGGTCGAGATTTATTCGACACGGAAAAGGTCGAACGCAAGCTGGTCGAACTTGCGTTGGGCTATGAATACGAGGATATCGTTGCCGAAAAGGATGAAAAGACCGGACGTGTACGGGTCAAAAAGTATAAAAAGCAGCTTCCGCCCAATCCGGCAGCTATAATCTTTTATCTGAAAAATCGTCAGCCTGGACGGTGGAAGGACAAGATAGATAATCAAGTGTCGAGCGATTTGAAAATTGTTGTTGATTTACCGGATGATTTGAAGCCTGATTGATTATGAAAGTAATACTTTACGAAATTGATGACATAAAGCCTTACAAAGATAATCCCAGAAAAAACGAAAATGCTGTTGATGTGGTAGCGGAGTCCATAAAAAAGTATGGATTCCGGCAGCCGATAGTCATAGACAAAGACGGTGTTATTATTGCAGGACATACCCGCTGGCTGGCAGCACGGAAATTGGGGCTTAAAAAAGTGCCGGTCCATATCGCCTCCGATTTGACGCCGGAACAAACAAGAGCTTACCGGCTTATTGACAATCGGACAGCAGATTTCGCAGAATGGGATATAGAAAAACTTAAAACTGAACTGGATGCGTTAATAGATAATAAAGAATTAAATTTTTTATTAAAGAATTGTGATTTTGATAAATTATTACAAAGCGAAAGTATTGAAAAACAAGATATTACAAAAGAAACTATTTATTCGCAAAAAATAGAAGTACCTGTATATAAACCGATGCAGGAAAATCCGCCAGCAATAAATGAACTTTATGATATTACTATCTATAAACAAAAATTAAAACAAATAGAAGAAACTGGCATTAAAGATAAAAAATTAATAGAATTTTTGCAATTAGCAGCAACTCGTTTTATAAAATTTAATTTCCAGAATATAGCAGAATATTATGCCCACCAGCCAGCAGAAGTCCAAGATATTATGGAAAAATTGGTTTTAATAATTATTGATATAAAGAATGCAATAGCTAATGGAATGGTTGTGATACATAAAAAAATTAAAGATATAATGGCTGATGAAATCTTATCCGAAGATTTAGATGAATAAGTCTATGATAGATAATATATATAATCCAAATGATTTTTGTATTTTTATTATCTCATATCAGCGGGCAAATAATGTAAAAACATATAAAACTTTACAAAAATGTAATTGTAAATATCCTATATTTATTGTTGTTAGCGATGATGATACACAAATAAACCAGTATAAAAAGAATTTTAGCGAAAATAACCTCGTAATTTATTCAAAACGAGAATATATAGGTAAATTCGATTATATGGATAACCGGATAGATAAATTATCATCGGCGGTTTTTCCGAGAAACGCAGTATTTGATATAGCGAAAAAGTTAGGTTATCCATTTTTTTTAGTTTTAGATGATGACTATGGAAATTTTGAATATCGGTATATGCAAAATAATAAATTAAGAGGAAAAATTTTACATAAAAGTTTAGATAAAATATTATATTTATATAAGGAAACTCTTAAAGCATTACCTAATATCCACAGTTTGGCAATGTCTCAGGCGGGTGATTTTATAGGCGGTAATATGACTCGCGCATTTAGTTACCGACGGCAACGTAAAATAATGAATGTATTTTTTTGTGCTACTGATAGGCGGTTTGAATTTTTTGGACGGCTTAATGAAGATGTAAATGTTTATACTAAATTAGGTAATATCGGTTATTTATTTTTAACTATTCCGGAAATAAGTATTGTACAATTAATAACACAGCATAATGAAGGTGGATTAACAAGTAGTTATCTGGAACTTGGAACCTATATAAAGACGTTTTATACATTATTAGCAATGCCATCGAGTGTAAAAATCGGTATAATTCAAGATACATTTTCCAGGATACACCATCAGATAAATTGGAAATTTACAATTCCATATATATTGCCTGATGAAGTAAAAAAATATAAAAAATGATTTTAATACAAACAAGCGGTTTGTGTAAATTTATAAATGAATTATATTTTAAACTTATAAATAATAGGAGTCGGTATTTAATTTATTATGGCGGTGCGGGCTCTGGTAAGTCTGTAGCTGCAGCACAAAAGCAAATTATCCGCATTATCCAGGCATTTTATACTAAAAAGCCTGTCCGCCTCTTATGTATGCGTAAAACAACCCCAGCAGTTAGGAAAAGTGCATATGAAGAAATAAAATCGTTATTATATAAATGGTCATTATCCCAAATAGTAACGGAAAATAAAACTCGATTGCAACTGGTTTTTCCGGATTCATCCGAAATTTTATTTATGGGGCTGGACGACCCCGAAAAATTAAAGTCGATTCACGGGATAACATCAGTCTGGATGGAGGAAGCAACTGAATTCACATTAGACGATTTCCGGCAGATTGACCTGCGGCTGCGAGGCAAAACAAATCAATATAAGCAAATACTGATGACATTTAATCCTATCAACGAGCAGCACTGGATTAAGAAACAATTCTTTGACGACGAGATACAAAAAGAGATTGAATCCGGTAAACAAATTGTCTCACGGCATTTTACGGCAAACAGCGAACTTACTATTGTACATTCTACATACAAAGATAATCGGTTTATCGACCAAGCATATATCGAACGCCTTGAACGGTTGATTGAGGAGGACATAAATTATTACAACATTTATACGCTCGGCAAGTGGGGCGTCCTTAAGGGGCGTATATTTGAAAATTACAGCACCGCTGAAACTGTACCGGATAAATATGATATTCGTTATTACGGGCTGGATTTTGGTTATTCAATCGACCCCGCAGCTTTTGTCGAGTGCCGGATAATCGGAAAAACACTATATGTCAAAGAGCATCTTTATCAGCCGAATCTGACAAACAAAGAGCTTGCCGACTTAATCCGGTCGATATTGGATGCCAATCAGGACAAAAACGGACTTATTTTAGCCGATAGTTCCGAACCGAAAAGTATTGCCGAATTAAAGCGTTTCGGCCTGAATTGTCAGGCTGCGGCGAAAGGGCCGGACAGCGTTTTGTTTGGTATACAAAAAATGAAACAGTATCAGATAATCATAGACAGAGAATCAACGAATATCTTGAAGGAATTCGACGGGTACAAGTGGGCAGAGGACAAATTCGGAAATCAATTAAATAAACCGGTGCAATTCAACGACCACGCAATAGACGCAATCCGATATGCGGTATCACGCATCAACAAAGAACCGATAAAATTTATATCAGAAGACAAGTACGATGTATCCAAAACAAATTATAACGAAGAGGATATGTGGAACGAATTTTAATTTTTTCAATTGACAACATTATGGTTAGGGTAAAATTGATTTATGCTAAAACGGTTAAAAGACTGGTTTAAGGCATCGGGTACAAAGCCGGCCGTTTATACTTTCGGTTCTGAACCATTCTATTGGCACTCCAGCGGCCGGCCGGAGGATTTAATTCAAAAAGTAAAAAATTGGGTCTATGTCTGTGTTGACCGCAATGCGACGGCCTGTGCCCAGACGCCGCTGCGGCTTTATCAAACGAAAAAACAAAACAAGTACAAATCACGGCCGGCCGAGACGGGAGCGGTCCGGCGGATTGTTTCCAAAATATACATTGATGCGGCGTCCGACATAGAAGAGATTGTCGAACATCCAATACTGGATATTCTAAATAAACCAAATCCGGTCAATAATCTATACGAGCTCTTGAATATAACGGTTTGCTATTTAGAAGCAATCGGGAATGCGTTTTGGTATCTCGAAATCGCAGACAATAAAATCATAAATATCTGGCCGCTTCTGTCTCAATATGTTTCGATACGCAAAAAGGATGATATTATATATTACCATTATCAAGCCGGCGGAAAACAGATAGAATTTAACGTCGAACAGATTGTACACTTTAAGTATCCTTCATTAACAGACCCGTATCTCGGGGCAAGCCCTTTGCAGGCGTGCGAGCAGGCTGCTGACCTGTATGATTATATGAATCGCTCCGAAATCTCTTTGATGAAGAACGGCGGTATCCCAGACGCCGTCATCCAATTTCCGCCGGATGCGTTTATCAGCGAGGAAGAGGAGCGGCGGATATTGACCAAATACAAGCAGTTTCAAGGCCCGGACAGACGGGGCAAACTGTCTATATTAACCGGCGGAGCGGAAATCAAGCCGGTCGGATTTGCCCCTAAAGATATGAATTATCTGCAGGGCCGCAAATCGGCGGTCGAAGAGATATGCGGCGTATTCGGCGTGCCGCTGTCATTTGTGAAAATTCAGGAAATCAGTCGGGCGAATGCTTGGGCAAGCCTTGACCTTTGGGCACAGCAGGTCATCCGGCCTAAATTGGTTATGCTGGAAAACAAATTGAACGAACGGCTTGTCCCGTTATTTGACGATAGTCTGCTGCTGATGTTCGACAATCCCAGACCGCCGGATGAAGAATTCAGGTTACGGCAGATTGAAACTCGTCTGCGGGTCAATTATACCAGCATTAATGAGGAAAGGGCAATCGACGGATTTCCGCCGGTCGAATGGGGCGAAACGCCGGTCAATCCGCTGTCCCAGATGATGCAGGCCGAAACACCGATACCCGATGAGAAAGCCGAAAAATCGTATCGGCCAGCCGAACCGCCGCAATATAAAGAAAATGCCATCCTGATAACACATTTGGTATTGTTCTACAAAGAGATGATTGCCGATATTGGACGAAAGTTAAAAAAGCTGGAAGAAAAGGCCGTTGTCAACGATGTTATCAGCACGGTCTTTGACAACAAACACTGGACCAAACGGCTGGAAGAAACCTTATCGCCGTTTTTGCGCGGGATTATGATAAATCGAATGATTGAAGAGATGTCCAAAATCAAGCCAGACGGCGTGATAAATGCCAGCAGTCCGGAAGTGCGGCGAGCCCTTGAAAAGCGAAAAGGAAAAATTGCTACCCTCGTGTCCAACAGCGAGAGGAAAATCCGCAAGCTTATCGAGCAGGGCATCAATGAGGGTATGGGAGCGGCAAAAATTGCCGACTTGATAAAGGACAATTTCAACACATTGGCCGATGCCGAGCGTGTGGCACGGTCAGAAACCATCTGGGCACATAACGAAGGCATCGAACAGGCGTGGAAGCAGTCCGGCGTTGTCGCTTATAAAGTCTGGGACAGCTCCGGCGATGACAGAAGCTGTCCATTCTGCAGGTCGATGCATGGCAAGAAGGTAAGTTTGGACAGCGATTTTATCCAAAAAGGTGATACATTAACCGTCAAAGATACGGATATCGAGCTGGATTATGAAAATATTGCACATCCGCCGCTGCATCCAAATTGCCGATGTGCTATTGTACCGGTAATCAAAGAATGATGACTTATCAAAACAAAATGCTAAAGCGTTATAAAAAAAAGAGGTGCAAAAATGCCAGTACCCAATCCAAACGAAAGCCGAGATGAATTCATAGCCCGCTGTATTCCGCAAGTCCTTGAAGACGGGACTGCCAAGACGCCCGAACAGGCAGCGGCAATCTGTCATTCTATATTTGACGGCAAAGACTTCGAGCATATCCAGATAGACAAGCCGAAAAAACAGCAATCTTTCGGAATCTGCAAGGCCGATGATGTCGATGAGGATGAACGCACACTGATTGCAACGATTTCGACGGATACGGTTGACCGGTCCGGTGAAATTGTCCGGCCAGATGGAGCAGAATTTTCTAATTATGCGAAAAATCCAATTGTTCTATGGCAGCACAATCCGGACGAACCTATCGGCAAGGCCCTATGGATTAAGCGGAACGCCAAGCAGATAATCGCTAAAATCCGGTTCGCCGTAACCGAAAAGGCCTCAGAAATATTTGAATTATTCAAAGGCGGATTTCTCAATGCATTTTCGATAGGTTTTATATCAAAACAAGGGCATATACCGACGCCGGACGAAATCCGTACTAATTCGGTACTGTCAAACGCCCGATATATACACGATAAATGGGAACTGCTGGAATTCAGCGGCGTAGCAGTGCCGGCCAATCCGGAGGCGTTGCAGCTTGCTTACAAAAATCACAACTTGACATTGTCCGAGAAGCTGTATAATGAATTCAAATTGAAGAGCGATGAGACAAAAGAGGAAGAAATTATTTTGGATGTACGGGAATTTTATCCCGAGATAAAAGAAATCGAAATTATAAAGTAGAGACATATCAGGCCGCTTGCATCAGAGACATCAGGTTTGTCCGGAGATGTTAGACGAATAAGCGCTGGAGATATGAAGCGTGAATAAATCGTCAACTATTTTTTTAAGGACAAACCAAAATGTTAGTAAGACTTATCAAAGAATGGAACAGCGGGGCAAAGAATTATCCCGTTGGTCAACTATTGGAAATTCCCGCCGAAAAAGCAAAATCATTGATAGAAAATGCCGTTGCTGAAATCTATGAACCACAGCAAAGCGATGTCGTTGCCGAAAGCACGGTAAAGAACGAAGCCCAATATTCGCTGACCGAAGACCTGATTCGGCTTATCGATGAAAAGATTAAAGAGCAGATACAAAATTATGCACGAAAAAATTCTTCTTTTCATCAGGCATCGGAAAGCAGCGATTATGAGAAGACCGGCGGATTTAAGTCTATCGGGCATCTGGCCCACGAAGTCTATCGGGCATCCGTCAGCCGGTCTATGCCGGAAACGTTGGGCAAATGGACTAACTATCTGAACACCAAAGCGTCCGGAATGCAGGAGTCGGTCGGCAGCGACGGCGGTTATCTTGTTCCGACGGCTTACCGGTCTGAATTGATGCGAGTCGCTGTAGAAAATTCCGTCCTGCTGGGCCGTGTTACCCGTATCCCGATGGAAACCAATTCGGTCAAAATCCCGACGATTGACGAAACTTCAAGGGCCGCCAGCGTATACGGCGGTATCGTAGTTTACAGGCCCACCGAAGGCGGAACGATTACCGGTAGCAAGCCGAAAATCGGCAGCGTCCAGCTGAATCTTAACAAATTGGCCGCTATGGCGTATGTATCCAGCGAGCTATTGGAAGATAGCCCGATATCAATCGAGCCGCTGTTTGCTACAACCTTCGGCGAGGCGATTGGCTTCCAAATTGATGAAGATATCATCAACGGAACTGGTGTCGGCCAGCCGCTGGGTATTCTCAATTCACCCAGCTTGATATCGGTGGCCAAAGAAACCGGCCAGGCAGCGGCGACAATTGTGGCCGAAAACATTTTGAAAATGTGGTCAAGGATGCTTCCGGCCTGCCAAAAGAATGCTATCTGGATTGCCAATAACGATACTTTTGAGCAATTGGCTTCGCTGTCGCTTCCAGTCGGCACGGGCGGTATTCCGGCCGGCTTGCTTCAAATGTCAACAAACGGCTTAACCGGCACGCCGCAGCAGACATTGATAAACAAGCCGCTTTTCCTGACCGAGCATGCCCAGACGCTTGGTACGGTCGGCGATATCATCTGCATCGACCCGACCCAGTATCTATTCGGCGAAAAGGCCGGCGGGGCTATTCAGGCGGCTACCAGCATCCATATAAAATTCGTTGAGGATGAAGTCGCTTTCCGGTTTACCCTCCGATACGACGGCCAGCCCTGGATGAAGTCGGCGATTACACCGAAACACGGTTCGAACACTTTAAGCGCCTTCGTTGCTTTGGCGACGAGAAGCTAAAATTTAATAAGGAGTTATGATATGGTACAAGACAAAATCAAGTTCGTAGAAGCCATACCGCCGGCTAATTATTCAGGTGCGGCCGGTACAGGCAATTACATTTCCTTGAAGAATTATCGCAAATGTGCTATCGTAATCAACACGGGAGCTTGGGCTGGCGGCACGGCTGCCGTCACGGTCAATAAGGCTACCGAAGTATCCGGATTAGGTGCAACGGCTGCTTCTTTTTCGTATATGTACACGAATGACGGAGCAGCGACTGGTTCACTGCTGACAAAGACGGCTGTAACCAGCAATACATTCAATCTGGACACGGCCAATTCAATGTATGTTATCGAGATTGACGCCGCTTCACTGGGTGATGATTATGACTGTATCCAGCTTGCGGTTGCATCGCCAGGCGCTAATAATGATTATTACAGCGCCACTTATGTATTGAGTGAACCGAGATTCAAGGATGATTACGATACCGTTGAACCATTAACAGACTAAACTGAAAAATCGGATTGAGCGGGCGGTCTCCAACGGCTGCCCGCTTTCCAAAATTTGAAAGGAAAATCCTATGGCAACAAAATCAATTTGGAAATCAAAGAATTTAATTATTTACGACGACCGGTATCCTTCTATCTTGTCCAGCCTCTGGAAGGACTGCCCACTTCTTGCGTGGTATAATGACCCGTCTATCGGGACATATCTGTTTGAAGACTTTAATAATTATCACGCTGCCACTCTGGCTGGATATACTGCAACGCAGGCGACCAGCGGAACATTTACGCTCGGCGACGAAGAATATGGCACGGCCGTTCTAAACGCTGGTGCTTCTACCCAACATAAGGGCATCAATGTCCAGAAAAAGGGATTGATGGTCAAGCCGGCGGCCGGAAAAACAATCTGGTTTGAATGCCGGTTCAAAGCTACCAATCCAACCAAACTGCAGGGATTTATCGGATTGGCTTCGACCGATACGACCTTGATGCCGTCCGGTGTAATGGACAGCTCGAATTCCGAATACATCGGGGCAGGTTCACCTACAACTGCTGCAGGTGTGGCGAAATTATATGGCTGCAAGGCAACGACCGAAG